TGTCTCCGCATGCCACGACAAACAGATCACCATCCTGTCCGCCCCACTGAGAGGCTCCAAGTCCATCACCGTAGCTATCAGATATCTCTACCTCGACAATGTCCCCAACTGTAGCACACGTAGAGAATGACAGTGGTACACCAATAACCAACTGTGGTATGTCCCCGATAGATACATCCAACAGTTCTTGGTCAGATGTGACGTTGTGTACGTTTATGCTTGTTTCTCCAGGATAGTTGTCTGCAATAACCACGGTAGTAATCTCTGTCTCCCATGGTTGGCAGTCAGCCCCAAGTCCTGTGCATGTCCCGTTATTGAAGTTGGCCCATGGACTCCAGTTGCTGGCATTTGGATTTGTGCAGCCTGGTATGGCACCACAGGGCAAGCAGCTTTCCCAACATAATGGTGGTAGTATCGTGTTGCCCTGTACGTTGATGGTTCTGTTGACATACCCGAACTCATCGAACAAAAAACAGGGAGACTCAGAGACGCCTACTGGTAACTCTTGCACTGTCCAGTTATCAGCAGAGAACTTCCAAAGGTGTTCACCTTCTGGCATGGGGGCTGTTATCTCCCACACCCCATTACCATCTTCATCAGACATTGCCCAACAGTTTCCGCACCATGAGTTTACTGATGAGTTTACCTCTGGGATAACTATCTGTGGTGGGTGTGGTCCGTTGAGGTCTAGTCTAAATGTGACATCATATATGCAAACATCTTCAAGATATGCATCTGGGTTATAGTTGTTTGCTGTTTCATCACTGCACCCAGCAACAGGAGGGGGACACGGTAGGAGGTCAAAGAATACTACTACTTGTGCAGTTGCGAAGTCATACACTGATTGTGATACGCTGCACGTATTTTCTATGCTGAACCAGCCGTCCCCAAAGTCACAGCAGATGCCGTCGCCAAATGTGTCATTGACAACTAGATTGTACTCACCTGGGGGCAGAGGTATAAGTTGTTGCACATACTCGAAAGACCCATAAGGGCCCCCCGCTGCAAACACGCTGTCACCCTGTACTATCTCCCAAGTTGTCTCACCTCCGTACTGATCTGTTTGCAGTTCGAAGTTGACCCAGCTCTGAGAAGCCACAATGTTAGACAGGCCTATGAATAATATAGTAAATAAACTTTTCATCAGCATCTGCATCTCCACTTTCTAAGTGCTTTGTTAATACGTGAGTTAGGATCTCTTTTACCCTTAGCTCCTGTTCTTCTAGACTTCATCCCACACATACGAGCACAGAATGACTTTCTACGTCCTGCTCTCTTACCCTTAGGGTTTGACTCTGTCACAGGAGCAGCAAGTTTACTGCCTGGGTTAGCTCTTCTGTAAGAAGCTCTACCTTTGGCGTTAAGTCCTCCTGACTTACTCTTGCCTGCGCTGCGTTGCCATGCGGGTGTTGCCATGATTATATATTTACTTCAGTGTACCAATCACCACCCTCCTCGTTGAGGATAGTCAGGATATCTGAATAGGTATGCGTTGTATATGATGAAAGCAGTGATGGTGTCGCTCCATCCCACTTGAGTATGACTCTGTCCGCTCCTGATGTGGTGTGTCTGAGATCATCTATAGATGTTTCAATACACTGATCCACCATAGCGTCTGTAACATCAGTGAACGGTACTATTGTATACGTATATGCCATTATATCAATCTTACGTTTTCTGCGAATGTGGCGTTCACCAAGGTGATGTCCATTCTGCCATTTCCTGAACTGTCGGACGCGGTAGTACCTTGCCCCTCTTCAAATCTGTACAATCCCCACAAGTTCGAGGATTGGGTGTAATTCCCTTTATCATCAGTTGGGGCCTGTCCCAAGTTTGCAAGTGCAGATGCATTGTTAGCATCCAATGCAACACCCCAAGCAGCTATCTCATCTAGGAGTATTGCATAGAAAATTACATTCAAGAGAACTCCAAAGGATAATTTGCTACCCCCAAACGTAAGTGAGCTGCTTGTTGGGTACGTTCCTTGTACTATGGAGCTTACCTCTGTTCCATTTACGTAGCACTTCGCGTCATAGTTAGATCCTGATCCATCCATTACAATAACAACATGGTACCAAGTATCGGCTGCGAAGTTTGTGTCCCAAGTCTCTGAAAATCTTATAGTGCCACTATCATTTACAGTCCACACCAAATCGCCTCCCGATGAAGTCTGCATCCAAACGTAGTTGGTAGAGCTACCCTGAAACATAATAGTCTTACTGTTTGCTGAGCTCGGGAAACGTACTTGGAAAGCAAACGTCCAGCTGTTACCAGCGCCCATAAGTGCATTGGTAAAGTTTGCACTTCCACTGAACATGGTCATCTTATCGTCTGTCCCATCCATACTAGCAGAGTATTTAAGACTCTGACTGTCCGACAAACTGGCTTGTACGTTGCCTCCTTGTACAGATATAGCTGCAGCTATTGGATTAGCTGCTGATATGTTGGCAATACCAAACATTAATTACAGGCTCTATAGCAAAGTACTTTGCCACTGTCAAGCTCAATGCTTGTAAAGTGACCAAAGATTGTAACCCCTGTGGGTATTGTGATTGTATCTGCTGCGCTCTCAATTCCTGTAGTGCACTCGCTGGTGTCTATTACGGCTGTAGAAAGTGCTTGTACAGCAGCAAAGGGTCCTGTGATCTCATTCTGTGCTGCGTCGCCATCTATCATAACTACGCCACAGCCACCGATCTGGGATCTCTCAAGAATCCTTTTTAATATAATATCGCTCATGATTAATTTTGTTGTCTATCGTTACTAGTATCGTTTACTCCCCCTGCAAGCAAAACAAGTTCTCCTTGTGCCATACCTGAGGTTATGGCGCTAACCATATCCATTGGTAATGGGAACGGGCTTTGATCGTCATAGCACTCTCCAGTTACGCAGGTAGCGAAGTTTGCTACTTCTTCAGGGTCTTCGAATACTCCCCTAACGTTGATAGCTTCTAGACCGTTAGGATTGTAAACGTAAATATACTCATCAATGATGTAATACTTAGAATGCATTGATGTGTATTTATCGTATGGTATGTATTCTATCTCATACCCCTCTACCTTAGGGATAGTGCCTGTTCCATTAGGCTTACCTATGAATGTAAATGCATCCCTTAGGTTGAACCTTATCGTCTTAGGCATCTTTCTTTTGGTTCTATATACAGGACAGTCCTGCGGGAGATTGCAACATTTAGACGCATCAACCTGCTCTAGCTCAAGACAGCCAAGGTCTTGCTCCAGATGCTTGGATACGTAGCCATTTCTAGCATAATCTCTTCTGATGAACATAGCACGGTAGTGCTTGATGTTGAACTTGAGTTGTTCAATCGATATCAGTTCATCGTTGCTGCTTCTACCAGCTCGAAGCAGATTCAAAATGTTGTATGCAATCTCGTCTAAAGTCATTGCTGTGCCTCTTTCGCACTGATCAGCTCAGCGCATTTTTCATATTCTTCGTTATCCTCAAAGTATTTTATCACGTCGTCCACTATGAGCTTGAATGTCTCAGGGGCGGAGGGATCAAAGGGTAAGAAGATCATGTCGGCACTCTTATCCAAAAGCTCGCGCACAGTCATCTTGCCCGTAGCAATCTCGTATGCATTACGATATGCTTCGTCAAGAATCTCTATCTCTTCTTCTATTGAAGAGTAGTCGTCGTCTTCTATGTCTTCAAATTCTAACATTTGATTGAAGATAGCCTTCAAGTCCTTTGAACTTATTCCATATATATGCTTGCCCTGTTCGTTTAGCTTCGTACCCCATCTGCTTGTGCCATTCATCGTTAGGACAAATAGATGGTATGAACCGTACTTTAATACCCCTGTACTCATTGACCATTTCTTTATGAAGATGCCCGCAGTGTACTTCACGGTGTGACGTACGTGCAAACATTTCTGGTTTTTCCGTTGCCATTATGAGTGGCATGTCTGCAGGCTTCTCTTTATCACCATGGGTAAACATCAACATGTTCGTGCCGTACTCGTAGTACTTGCGGGAACTGTAGGTGTTATCCACAGTGACATTGGCATCATTCCTGTACCATCCTGCGAGCACATCTCCTGCATAGAACATGCGCTCGTAGTCATGGTTGCCTGATACGACAATGATGTCTACAGGTGCTTTCTCTTTCAAGTAATTCACTGCTGCAGTAATCAATTGCCAGTATCCTCTGAACGTATCCTTCCATCCAGCACTCTCCTCTTGAGGTGTGCCTTTGGTAGTTGTACGTCTCATACCTTCAGAGTTCATACCATCGTTACCGATTGGTAGTATGAATCTTTCTATGTCAAGTCCTGAGGCTTTCTTAACAAGCTCCTGTACAACCATCATGTACTGATCCTCTACCTGTGTCAGGTTAAGGTCATGAAGCTTGCCGTAGTGTATGTCGGGAAGAGATATCTCGTAAGCAATGGGGTTGAGCGTGGACCAACTTTTCAGATGGTCTTTCTCCTCTACCTCAGGGCTGTAGACAGCAGCGAACTCTTCTATCTCTTGTTTGATAGATTCAACGCTCATTGACTCTCCTTTGGTAACAACTGAGAATCGTTGTTGACCGGACACAGTCTGCCAGAACTTTACACTGGATACGTCAGACTGGCTGATGCCATTTTTGTCAAGGAACTGTTCGAACTCACTGATAACACTGCCATTGTCATTGGTGTTGTTCTCTTCACGAGCCAGCTTCCTGGCCTCGTATAACGCTGTCTCACAATCTTCGATCGGGCAATTAAGTCTCTCAGATAATACGTCAGCGCTCTTCTTTAAATATCCCCGCCTCTCGGCGATGAAGTCTTTGATTTCGTTTATTGTCATGTGTTAGGTTTGCGACTCTTTTCTATGGTACGACCTGCGAAGTATGCACCAAATGCAGTCAACATCAGGACTTGCAACAGATCGATGTAGCTGTCCTTTACATTGAACGGCCAGTTGTCAAGGCTGTCAAAGATCATTGTGATCATAAACATGCCCATCAAGGCTATCAGTGTAACAGGACGGATAAGCTTTGCAAGCTTTACGTCACTACCCATATCCGCTTTCCAGCGCTCCGTGACGTTGTTTTGAAATGCTATCTCAGCGTCCACCTTAGCTTTTGCCTCAGCTGGATCAATCCCTGGCTCTTTGTCCAAGAGATTCTTTACGACACCAAGAGCCCCTTGATCAGGGAGAAGGTCACCTACTGTACCAAGTACGTTAGGTGCCTTTTCCGCTAACCATTTGCCAAGGCCGGTATCTCTTATCTTCTTACGGTCAGACATTACGTGGTTTCTTTAGATGCAAAGAATTCACACTTTACGCCGTTCGTTGGATCGTTAGAATAAACCATCAAGTCAGTGCTAGCACTATTCACGTACCATGGGAATATGGTATATGCATTGGGCTTGAGCTTGAATGCAATCTGACTACCAATCTTTACATACAAGAACTTACCTGCAGTACCCGTAGAGTTCTTGATGAACATGAATACTGTCTCTGTGCCTGCACTGTAATAGTCAGTTGCATCTATGAGAGTAGCAGGAGCACCCGATGCCTCCTTGATTGTTCGCACACGTCTGTCGGCATCTGTACCCACAGAGTGTACTTTATCAAAACGTCCCGACAGGGAGTTTGTAAAGAGGTTCTTGGATCTAATACTAAGTCTTGTTGTTATAGAGGCCATTATTCTATGATTTTGATGAGCTTCTCTACGTGCTCACCGGTAATCTCTTCTGGTAGTTGTCCTTCTTTGATGAGCTCCAGGTAGATCTCAGACGGCTCATTGAGCATGTCCTCTACCGCAGAAAGCTGTGCTCTGCGCTCTTCGATCAGGTTTTGGTTGTCATCCTCCAACTTCTTCATGGCATCTTTGTCCTCCTTATCTGCAAGCTCCTGCATCTGTACAGACACTGCTTGGAACTCTAGGGTAGGTTCTGCTGCTTTCTCAATAGGCTGAAGATGATGTTTCAACTCCTTCATGTTTTTACCGACAAGCACTGCAAATCGTGCTCCTTTGATTTGTTTAACTGCCTCGAGCCCACGGAGGAGATCGAGTAATTCACGGTTGGTTGCTTCGACTTTAGTCATCGTAATTAAAATTATGGTTTGCTAAATATACGGATTATACAGAGTTATTTATGACAAGAAAGTGAATCTTGTGTGCGCCTGTGCTGGTATCAGCTGCGCCAGGATTGGTCAATCTTACATTGAATGACCCATTGTTTACCTCGTCAAGCTGTGCAATCAGTGTTGCATTATTAGTTGCACTGGCTGCAGCAGGAGACTGGACTGTGAGAAGTATCACAGAGTCAGATTGTACAGTGCTGTTTGTCACGGCAAAGTCAGCTTCCGCCGCTGCAGCAAGTGCTACACCTGCAAGAGTTATAACGCCTGAACTAGCGTTAAGGGTTACAGCAGTGCTGTGGTTTGTTGCCTGTGTAACTGTACCACTGCCTGTGTGTACGATACCCTCAGTAGCTGATGTGATAATCAAACTACCTGCAGATACAGTGACGTCTTTGTTGGCGTCTACTACAAGTGCGTCAGCTGATGCAGCCCTGATCTTTACAGATCCGTCAGTGCCGCTACCAGCCTTAACTCCACCGTTCAGATAAAGATCACCACCGTTGCCGTTTGTGTCTCCGGTGCCGGGCAACACAATAATGTCTCCACCTTTGTTTCCTGTACCAGAAGCACTAGACCCCAGCAGTGAGAGTGATGGTGTAGAACCTGACGTACAGGGCTTTGCTGTAATGCTTGTTGCCTCGTCACCACTGCTAGAGCCAAGGCTTACAGTCGATTTGATGTTGACATCGCTTGTAAAGTATGATGTAGGAGTTCCCCCACCTATGAATACCTTACCTGAGGTATCAAGCTGTATACCCTCATTGCTACCGTCCCCTGACAAGAAACCTGATCCGAGATCTATGTTGTTGTTTGCTGTGTCTAGGGTAGTAGACAATGTGCTCAAAGTTGCAGCTATTGTAATGGCACCATCACCTGGTGTGATAGTTACATTAGAGCCCTCAGTTAATGTAGCTACAGCAGGACCACTAGTACCTCCAATAAGCAGCTGTCCATTTGTGCTCATGGCCAAAGACCTCAGAGTGTCTGTACCAGAAGCTTGGCTAACAAGAACAGCTTTGTCAAGCAAGGCTGTAGCATTTGTACCACCATTTGCAACAGGGAGTGTCCCTGTAACATGGTTACTGTTGCTCAGTGTAGCTTGTGACAGAAAGTTAGAGTTACTGTTGCTGCATTGGTTGAGATCAAGCAGAGACTGGTTGAAGTCAATGACAATGTTTCCCTTTGTTGGGTCAGCACTCAGTGTCTCGTTCTTGATTTCTATTACGGTGTCGTTAGAACGTACACCTTTGAAGATCAATGTATTCTTGTCACTTCCTGTAATACTGCTCCCAAACCCACCTCCTACAAACAGAGGGGTTGTTGTTGAAGTACCCAAGGCACTTCCTAGTGATTTACTACCTGAGGCTGTACCTCCATCTTGCAGCATCGGGAACACATCATTCAGTGGGAACTGACTAGCCTGGTTGGTGTCAGTGTTCTGTACGATGAGCACCTCGTTGGTAGTAGTGCTGCTCTTTGTCTTTTTACCTAGATCTTTAGCTCTTAGTGCCATCTTAGAATAGTTTAATTACGTTACCCTCATTATCCAGCAAGCCACTTAGTTCTTTGCGGTCAACTGCTCGGGTGGTCCCACCCTTAGCCTTCTTATCAGCTGCTGCTTGACTATATACGTTGCACTGCTCGCAGTACTTAATCATAAACTCATACAGTTTAAATGCATATGGTTCTTCTCCTGTTTGAGACTTAACGCCTCTGAACTCCACACAAGGAGTCCATCCTGTAGTCTTCAAGTTTCCTACGCTTGCATCCGGTCTCAACTCCCCAGCGTTTACGTTTCTTGTTGCCCTGAAGTATCTCCTGCGTATGGTGCCCAATACGTTGTATATAAGTGCTACAACAGTACCTTTAGCATATGTGCTGCTCTTAGCCCAGTACTCCTTGCCTGTTCTAGACCATGTATCTCTGCACGAGTTTCTATTTATACCCTTATCTAACGCTCTAGCATCCTGTGTGCTCTCACACGTAGACATGCAAGGATTCACCATAGCATTGTTGAACAGGTAGTTTATCAGCTCCAGCTTAATCAGATCGGTTCTGTCGTACTTGACGCCCGACCGAAGTTTGAACAGGAGCTTACTTCCCTCGTTTGCAGAACAGGTCATTGCTGCTCTTTGTACCTCACCGAAGTCAGTAGAACTTCCGAAGTTAGGTTCACAGTATACCTCGTTGACATAGTCAAAATCGAAGATTACTGTTGGATCTCCACCACCATCATTTCCGCCCTCTGGGCAGTTTCCTAAAGTAACACAGATAGGATCTGGTGGTGTACCGCAGTCCCCGTTTGGACATGGGTCTACTACCACTGTGTCGCAATCAGGATTGTTGGGATCAGGACATTCAGGCACGATGCAGTCTGGTAGTATGTTACCATCTTCATCTTCGCATTCATCTGTTGTGTCGTCGTCCGAACAGTCTTCTGTACCATCGCAACAGAATTCACATCTGCTCTCCAAACAAACATCTACCGTAGGATCGTAGTTGCAAGCAAGTGGATCGCAACACCCTTCTGTTGTTTCGTTAAACTCGTCACAGTCACGTCTTGTGTTCAACCCAGCAGCTGCTGCAGACTCACAATCTTCACAGCCTTCTGCATCCTGTCCTTGGTCACATGGATCAGTGTCTGAGTAGTCACATGTGCCATCATTATAGTCTGCGTTCTCGTTGTAGTTACTTGCGTTTTCGTCAGTACACCCACCTACAATGTCTGGACAGTCTTCTGGGTTGTCTTGGTCATTGCATGGTGATGGGCAGTCTGTGTAACTCACTGTTGCACCAACAAGCTCAAAATTAATAGAGTCAAAGTTGTCCACAAACCCAACACCTTCGCAGCTCTCATCTATGTCCGCAACATAGTTATTGACCATCATAACAACGTAGTTACCTGCAGCCAGTCCCTCCACTGTCTGTACGGGAAGTCCAGCGGCGGTAAAGCCTGCGATGTAGCCAAGAATAAGAGGCCCATCCTCTATTGCTATAGGTGATGTTCTGGTTGTGTCAAACACATTACCGTTTTGATTTTCTATGACACCTAGTATTGTATCTACAGCTATAGATGCTTGTCCGTCTACGATACCCACAACAGCCATTACAAATGTACCTGTAACACTGCCGCCACTAACTGTAGCGTCAAAGCCATCTACTGTAATGGTGCCGCTGAAGCTGTCTACCAAAGTATTTATAAGAACGTCTTCGTCGCTTGTCTGAACACAATCTTGTGTTGTATTTGTACTTGAGGTAGATGTGATTTTACCATCAAGGTAAACGTCGTTGCAGTCTACGTAGATACAGCAGCTAGGATCAGCTGATACTGTTACTCCATCAGAACACCCTCCGTTTGTGTAATCTTCATTACCGCACAGACAGTCAAAGTTGATTGCCTGAGGATCTTGACACCCAATGATTCTGTCAGGGCACTCTGTTTCACCGTTTACTTGTGCAGTTATTGTAGTTTCACCGACTACTATAGGTGGGCATGGACCATCTTGGAAACTCTCAAAAAAGCCAGTTTGCTCCAGAATAATACTGAAAACACCACTTCCTACAATTTGGAAAACATGGTGCAGCGGTCCGTCAGCTGCATTACTTGGGTTGATTTGGTAATCGTTGTAATCTTCTACACTGCCGATAGTTATTACCTCTAAAGCGTCCAGCTGCGACGGAGGGGTTACCCCATTCCATTCTCCTTCTATGAGGTATAGGTTGAACGTAAACAGTTCACCACCCAGCTCATAAGCATAGTTATCTATGCCGTCTATGTTGTTCGTGTATGCACCGTAGACATCTACAGAGATTGTACCAGTGACTATACCCTCAGATTCTCCCTCTGCGTATACACAGTCGAATGTACTGTTGTTTACACAAGCGTCTATAAAGTTGTCGCATGTGAAAGGATCAGGGCGTGGTGCGCAGTATCCGTCTTGGAGGTCGTCGTCTCCAGCTATACGTCTAGACAATGCTTCTGAGGTACACTGGCTTATCAAGCTGTAGCCTGCAGGGAAGGTTGCGTTCTGCCACCAAGGCAAGTCGGACAGCACGTCTCCTACGTATGTTGGTGAATCAAATACATCACATCCACAGAACATCACCCAGAAGTTGAAGGGGACTACTTTTATGAATTGACAATCACCTTTTGCATCCAAGTAAGTGTCTGCCTCTAATGTAAGTAGAGCTACGTAGTGTTTACCGGCTTTCAGTTTGTCTTGGAAGTGTGGATCAGTTAGAATGTCAAAGCTCTCACTGTTATAATCAGGGTTGTCTCCATGCGTGTTGTAGTCGTACGTAGCAAACACTGCTTCTGTGTTTGTCGTAGCCTGGTTAGTCATAATCAGTATCGGAGAACTAAAGTCTGTCAGAGGTACATTGTTTGTTGTTACCCCTGGACTTTGATCGTATACTTGCGCCCAATCACCAGCTCCGCCTTGCCAATCGTCTATATCGTATATCCTTAACGTAAGTCCCTCTGGTTGTATGATATCCTGGTTACTTGTAAGCCAATTTGCGAAGCCGGTTTGAGCTCCTGGACCGACGCCAGTAAACTCCGAGAAGTCTGTTTTAAACACAAACTCTGTAAATGGAGCTGCTGTGTCAGACACAGAGTTACCTGCAGCTTCCCATGCTTCTCCAAATGGTATAACAATACCGTCTGCACCTGCGGAGTAATCAATAGCTTCCTGCAGATCAAAGCCCCAGTGGTTAAATGCGTTACCTATCTGGCCTTCGTGCCAGATACCATTCTGGTAAGTAGTATTAGTGTAGTAGTTAGTCATTCCAAACGGCTGGTTGGTGCCCGTGATGCCAGCGTTTGGATCTATTGAAGAATTTTCAGATAGAGCGTCTGCTATTGTTGCAATATTTTCTGGTATGCACTCAGCACATGTTCCGTCATCTACAGTAGCTTCTGGGTTGAAGTTGAACGCAGCCGAGTTGGTGCACCCAGGAATATCATCTACAATACCCCCACCCTCAACTAGCTGCTGCCCAATTGCTACAAACTGGAATCTTTGTGCATTGACATCGATAGACTTTGTACCATCCTCATACCCTGAATCTGCGATAGAGTTCTTTCCTCTCTGCACATTTGTGTAGTTTCCGGCAGCATCATCTGCTGCTGCAGCTATATCTATGGTAGATATGTGAAGTGCGTCTGGTCCCCAATCAAATTCTCCAATCTCAACGTCTGTAAGTAGTCTGTCATTTTCTACAGGGTTTTGTCCTATCAGCCTTGAAGTATACTTCATTGTGCTGCTGCTTGAATTAGGCTGACCGTTACCCCCATCTGCAATTACAAAAGCAGTCGAAAACTCGTTGTTGTTTATTGGGAATAGATCAGAATCTACTGTGTGTCTACCGGGCGTGTACCTTATATCAAAGATGTCATTACCTATGGAAGATGTAGCAGGTGTGTCTATTCCTGCACCAAAAGCTGTGTACTGGAACTGACTTGCAAATCCTCCGCAGCCACAATCTAGGACTCCACCTTGTCCCCCGACTATGCTAGAGCCATACACGTAATTGACAAAGTCGTCGCTGGGATTTATAACAGTATCTGGTAGGTAATTGTCTGTACCTATTAGGTAAGGGAAGTTGAATTCAAGCTCGCTTATATTGCTCCCACTGAACATCGCATTTGTACCAGTTATGACTCTGAGCTCAAATACCTTAGTATTCAGTGGATCTTGCTGTCTTTCGAAGGGTATGCAACCACGAGCAAATGCTCTTCTAGCAGACGGTGTAGCTTTTTGTGAAAAGCTTGAGTTGCACAACACAGATTTCTGTGTGTAGAAACTGCTGCCCTCCATAGCCAGTTGTATATTATGAAGCTGAGACAAGCCGTTTGTGACGATATCTCCACCTCCTAGTATGTCGATTATGAGGTCGTTCCCAGGAACAATCTCCATCTCGTTATCTGCATTGGGACTCAATATTTCCCCGTTGAAATACGTTGTATTTCTATCTAGAGTTTGAAAAGCATGTGCGTTATTGGATTGTCCTATGAACTTCGTTGCCTGGGACGTTGGTCCAAGCCCGAAATAAACCCCAGCAGCACTGTGGGCTACAGCTATCCCAGAGCTATGCTCTAGTATTCTTCGCTGCTCTCGCACTTCGTCTCCCCCATCACCAATTCTTGCTGCTCTAGATGCGTCTATTTGGAAGAGATACTTTGTACCAGTGTCTTCCCCGAAGTAATACTTTTCAAATTCAGAAGACGCATATTGAGTAAAATCAGAAAATGGTAGGGTGCTTGCTTGGTATTCGTCTGTTGTTGAAGCAACCTTAAAGCTTGGTGCAGGCAGAACGTAACCAGTATCATTACCCTCGAATGCGTGGAAAGCATCAATGTACAAGTGGTAGGGACACGCTGTTATGTACAACTGTTCATCGACGGGGGCTTGGCTTCCTCCTACTTGTACACCAGTAGTAGTAGAGCCAAAATGAAACGCATAAACAAAAACGTCAAGCAAAAGTTGGTCGTTCGGGTCGGGGGTACAAAAAAGTGAAGTTGTGAATTTTCTCTGCATAGCCGTCACCTCGTTAGAAGGGTCCGTTGCATTCGAGGGGTATGAGAAATAGTGTCCGTGGTTTCCTAATAGGAAGTTGGCTAGAAAATCTCCTGGGTGCATCATACCCAGATCAATCATAGCTCTTGCACTGTCTGTGGTTCCAGTCACCTGCAAGTTACCTTTACCCATGAATGAACCTATAGGATAATCAAATGAAGCCCCACTATTATTATGCTCCTCTATACCTGAAATAAATTTGTCTACTATGCCTCTAAGGAATCCACTGTCGGTATCAAAACCAGTAGAACTGTTGAACCCTGCCTCTGAGAAGGTAGTCAAGTTTTTCTTACGTATGGTCCATGCAAGACCATCAAATCTTCTAGCAGTGTTGTGGTCTTGCTGTTTAGCAGCTGCAGTATTTCTAACATGGAAAGCACTTGCTTTTTCTCTGCTATACCCCGGTTCCTCGGCCCCTATAGCAGTTCCAAACCATCCTGCAGGATAAGAGAACAAGGTTTCATCTATAGATGCTGTTTTTACATCTTCAGGCCCAAAGGGACCTGGAGGGAAGTTTCCAGGAACATCATCTATAATCTCCCCTGTGATGTTGATAGTTCTAACGTGCAAAGCTAGCCAATCCAAAGAGTAGTAACAGAAGTTTGCAAACCTACTCGATGAAGTATTCGATTGACTAAAGTATATGTCCTGCAGGGGGTTTATGTGAGTATTGTTAAAAGATCCATCACTTACTCCGCTGCCGCTTGATCCATAGTTTGCTCTGGTTGTTTGTCTGAACTCATAGTGGATGTTGTCAGGGTTTATGGTGTACGTAACGTTACTGGCCTCCCCGTAGGGCTGCACAGTTATATCAGTTGTTTGACTGGGCCCATAAGTAAACGGTTGGTGGTCAAACAGCGGACATATCTGAAAGTAATCCCTGTTGTTTTCACTACCCAGCAGAAGATTCTGGTCTGCCCACTTAGGATCAGTGTATGCAAACGTATCAAATCCAACAGTCCCCTTGTTAGGACCTACGTTTGTTCTCTTAAGACCTCCAAGAGGTTTATCTACCTTAGAGTTAGTAGAGAACCCATTAGGCAGGTAATCATCTAACTCACTAAAGTCGAATGCAGTTGAGTAATCAAACACAGCACCATGACTTTCACTGACGCACATCCCGTTTACAATGGGCTGCTTAACGGTGTGGTAGTCTCCCCCATCAAATAGTATCTTAAACTCTATTTCCTGACTTCGCAGAGGCTGAAATGTATCTTGATCATATACAATAGATATTACTTTGTGACCATTGTCTAGGTACCTATAATTGATCTCTTTAATGTAGTTCTTTAAGTTTGCCTCACTCAAACTTACCCCGGGGGTGTCGGACCCCCACTTTTTGATAACGGTAGGTATGACACCAACTATCTCTGAGAAGTAAGGCTTGACCCCTTTCAAAGTTTGGGTAGGTGCAGTGCCAGCGTATGTAGAAAAGCCACTGTGATCCCCCAAAGGTTTCATAGGGCACAACACGCTGGTACTTGCTGCTCTTACAGAGTTTTGATTTACTATCTGGGAAGGATTAAAACCTGTACCTATAAGAGAGGGCACGATGTAGTACATCTTGCCCGCTGTATTGTGGAATGTTGTCTCAGTTACTGCCATCTATGTAGGTTTAGCATCCGCACGCGCAGACTTCTGTACACAACTCTTTTGCCTTAAGCACTTTGTCGTTAGCCATGTCTATGTTGCCCAGTATCTGAGCTTCGTGCTTTGCAGATTGCAAAAGCAGATAGATAGTTTCAGCTCTTTTCAAGTCTTCGTTGCACTTGTTGCACTTGCATGTGCAATTAATCGCATCGTGTACCAGCTTTGCAATACAACAATCGATTTCTGCAGTACCTACTGCGGCAGTCTGCTTGACGACCCTACCCTTAGAATCTCTAACTGTAGTTTGTGTTACACCCCCACCTCTAAATACAACGGTCTTCTGCAACTTACCCCCGATGGAGTTTGCAGTGAATGTTTTGTTCTCACCAGTAGTTACATTCTTAAGTTCCACGCGGTATCTACCACGAGGCTTGAGGCTGCTTACAGCAACTCTCATCTTTGTGTCGTTGTATACGTTTCTTGATGCCATGGGTGTAAGTATTAAAGGGGGAGCCCAATTGCTCCCCCATTAATTTAATTAGAATTACCAGATGTACTCAACTGCAGTAGCAGCTGCATCACTGTTGCCTCTGCTAAGACCAAATACGTCTTCCAATGCAAGACCATTAGCCTCGTTTGAGAAGTCTGTATCGTTTGGAGTGTACAAAGTCACTGAGCCGTAACGACCCTGCTTGTTGAAGCCGGGCATTCCGCCGTCAGGGTTATCGTACTCAATGACGAGTCTGTCATATCCTGTACCCGCAGAGCCGGGAGTAGCAGTTGCGCTAGTCACACCACCCACTGGGAGGTACATTCTGTTGAAGAACCCTTGAGAGTACTGTGCCTTCTTCTCAGCAGAGAGAACCTCTGCAAAAGAACCAACACCCAATTCTGGTGCAAGGTCAGTAGAAACTCCGTGGCTCTTGAGACCATTCTTTGTGACAAACACGTCAATGATCTGACCGAAGAACTTAGCTTCAACGACAAGATCGTTAGAGTTAACCGTTACGGTAACCAAATCGTGAATGTCGTTGCTGGTATCTGCAATGATTGCATCAACAAAAGCATCGTGCTCTGTACTAACAGTAGTTGAAGCAGCTGTGTACTCGATAGACTTATAGATACGCTTAGGGTTATCAAACGCAGTAGAAACTGCTGGAGTAAGGTTAGTGACCGCACCGCTTGGGTTAATCTGAGACTCGTAGAAAGCGATATCTTGTGGCCATCTCACCACCAACACCATCTGTAAAGTATCACCAACAGCAATTGATGACAGACCTGAGTCTGCTACAGTTTGCTTGTGTAATACTGGTGCATTGAAGGGGTCCCAGCGAAGTCTTCTGACTTGAGTGCTGTGGATGATTGGTGAAGCAACTGGATTACCGCTAGGCATAGCCTGAACAAGCTGGAACGCTCTGTTCAACCACTGTGGACTAGTGGGTGTAATGTTAATCGCTTCATCGCTGTTAGCCATTGTGCTATGGTCAGAAGTAATACCTGTAGTATCGGTAATACCATCAGATGCGTAAGTTCCTCCAGCAGCAGCAATCTTGGTTACGTTATCTGGTGCAATGAGTGACAATGCTGCAGTAGTACCGTCAAGGAACTCTTGGGCGTAAGGGCTCCATACTCCACACATAGCTGTTTCGTGAACATTACCGGCAGCTGTAGTGTGCGCAAGGTGTGACCAATTACGCTTAGTGCTTCCACTAGTCTCTACATTAGATATGATCGGAGTAAGACTGTTCGAAATAAAAACTTGATTCATAATATTAGATTTGAATCGTTAGAAAAAAATTACTCACTCTCCAGGACTTCCCCGGTTTGTGATTGATATCTGGGTGACTCGAAAGCCTCCAAGATGCTTTTCACTGCCATCTCCACGATCTCGTCATGAGTGTGCTCAGGCAGTTCGGAGCCAATCCCTCTTGAATAACTCATGAGAGCTGGCCTCCGTAAATACTTTATGAAGATATCCTGTGGGATAAATTCTTGCTTTGTGTGCAAATCTACGAAGTTTTCCTGTATTGTATACAAGGGTGATGACTTTTTTGTTGTGCTAAACGGATCATCTAGCACTGCATATAGGTCATCATGTTGAACGTACTTGCAAAGTGTTCTTTTAACTTTTATACTTGGGTTTGCTTCTATAATCTCTGGTGTGACTGTGCGCAGTTCTTCTGGCAGAATAATAGGTCCTTGGTTGACGTTTATGTCCAAAGTCTCTTCTGTGAGTGTGTTTTTGTATCGCATCACTGCGTATGCACCAACAACACCTGGTATACTAACATCACTTAGTTGTGTGAAGGATTCTAACCTCTTTAAGAAAAACTCATTAGCGTCTGCTGCAGGAGAGTCTGCTACTATCGCTGTAGATGTTAGATCTGTAAACCCATCATTTGGTGACAGTGAAAACTCTACACCCTCAGCGTATACACCGTTTCTCAAATCATCGATCGTCAGCCCTCCAGGATTACTCTTGACTACTGTGAGTGCACCAGCACTATTTGCTAAGAATATATCTGTAAGCACAGAGCCCCTGTCCGGGGGAGTTATGTTTAGCCTTAGGTAGTAATACTCTTTCTTCTCCTGATTGGTTTCTATTGCAGAACCGTCACACTCGTAGAATATCTTAGCTCTTACATTTAAGAGATGCATATAGTCTGTAGGAAGCTTTGTTCTGAACGTAAGTATGTCTTTATTAGTTCTGTCCGTATACGTAGCACCCATAAAGCTTGCTGCGGGACGGAAGTAATCTTCGATAAGATTGCGCAGATCATCGAGTCTCTTCTGCGACTGCTCAAACCCAGGGGGTTTTGTGTAAGAGTATCTTTGTTTGATAAACCTACGCTGAGCCAGATTTAACTCATGATCTATCTCTTCAGATAAGAGATTGTCAACCTGGAAAGACCCAATCTTTTGGACCCCCAGGTTGACTGCTATATGCATCTCATTTATTGTCACTTGACTTCTTTTAGTTTAGCTCTCATAGCATTGACTTGCCCTGAGTTCTTTTTGTTCTTGAAGTAGATAATGGTATCTCTCAAGTCTTCTCCCAACGTTTCGTCGCCGTGTATGTGCTGATTACCAATCTTGCGAATGATATCGTTCTGCACCATGTCTGCGATTTCGTCCTTAAGGTCAAGGTCCTTATCCAAGGCTGCCTTTAGGAACTTCTCTGGGTTTTTGCCTTTGAACTCGTACAAGTTGTTTTCTACTTCAAGAGCGGTAAGTTTATCAGGATTAGTATTACTCAGAACCCTCAACAATCTCTTAAGTCTAGCTGAGTCAGAAGATGCTTTGATGAACTCCTTGTCCGCATCTTTACTCAACTGTACTCTCTTGTTTTTCTTCAACAGATCCTTTTGTGGATCATATATGTAGAACTTCTTACCAGGAGTGGTCTGCATTTCCTCTTTAGTATCTGCTACCTGCCTGTGCTTAGAGCACCACTTGTATGTCAAGTAATCCTCCACGTTGATTGGGTTGCCTGCCTCATCTGTTGAGATGTCAAGCTCCTTACCCTCAAACGGGATTTTTACTCTTATACTGGCCCAGTAATCCTTCTCCCTTGCGGGGAAGTCTGGGTGTTCTGCTGGCAAGCCAAGAATACTAGGCAAGTACTTCTTTGCTTCTTCTCCTTCCACTCCTTTGAGTGGTTGACGTCCTACGAATATAGAACCGATTGTGACGCGAGCTCCTACTCGGACCTCCTTTGGAAGGAAACCGTTGATTTCCTTTCGTCTGATGAATATTTTTCTCATGTTCTTTTAGAGTTTAGAAAGAATAACTAAGTTGTTCTTTTAGAGTGAAAGAATAACTTAATGATTGGTTCGCTTGGCTGCATAACGGGGGGAAAGTTTTACCAATCCCCCCTATGCAAACCAAACACAAATTACGATGCAGTGCAATGTTGAACTTATACTACTTATTCAGCAGTACAAGTCAAGTCGAGCGAAGTATCGAATCTGCGGAGCAGGATACCAGCTGTCTTCAACATGTGCACAGAAGCACCGTCTATATCGCTAGCGCGAGTGTCGCTTTCAGTGAAGCCCTTAGGCACAACTGAACCTGCAACAGCCCAACGCAACATCTCACGACCCTTCTTATTGATCATCTGGAGGTTGTTTTCTCCATCGTAAGTAGACTGGTCGACGAATGTCATTCTGTATGATTCGAGTGGCAAACCGGTTTCTGGGTGCTTCTTAGAAGCCTGAGCAACCGCGCCATGGTCGAACAATGGGACCTTGACCACATTCACCGTGTGACCATCAATGTGGTCGTACGAAGTGAAGTAACCAGTGATACCCAAGCTACGACCGCTACCTGTGATGAACTTAGACTCAGTAGTTCTGAGGTAAGAGTTGTTGGTGCTGCTTGGAGCATTAGTTGTGCTCACACCTGCAGCGTAGTAGTTACGGAGAGCCTTGTCGAACTCACGTGCACCACCAATACCAGTGAACAAAGTCACCTGCTTGTCAGTAGCGTCAGTCATGCCGTAGAACAAGTCACCAATAACGTCCTCGATCTTCTTTTGAGTCAAAGTAGAGTACGTATCCTTGTTGATGATCTGCTCGAACAAACCAGGACCGGAGACAACTGGCTGGCCGTTCTCGTCCACCATGTTGGTTCTACCAGTAGAATCATGAGTTTTCTGTCCGTACCAGTAGTACATCTCACACTCTTCCTTAAACTTGAGCATGTGACGGTACTCTTCGTAATCCATCCACAGGTTAGTGGTAGAACCCTCTTTCAAAGGCAACTCAAACTGAGCAACGTAGTCCTTAGCGTTACCAGAGAACTGGTATGACTTACGGACAGTACCGATCTTAGATCTCACCAATCCGGGTGCGCTCCAGTTAGAAGCGTTTCCGCGTGAGAAGTCGATACCTACGTTAGCGTAGAGCTGGCCCCACATTGCACCTTCTTCAACATCACCCGCACCTGCAGTAAGAGCTGCAGCGTCAGGAGATACGAACTTCAAGGTGTACTGATATCCATCAGCAACTTGGCGAGGCTCTTCCATAATACGTGCCAATACACCGCTCTCAGAAACGAGTGTGTATGGGAACACGAACCACTTGTCAGGGAACGTCACGGTGAAGGTAGAACCTGCAGCACCAGTACCACTAGATGTGACAACTGGGCGGACATTTACCTCGTGAGTCTTGACTCGGTATTCAAATTCAAAACGATCGATAGACTTAGTGTTACCGACACCCTCCGTCATAAATGACAGTGGGAATTTCTTCTCTTCACGACCCGCAAGGTGCGTGATGATTGGGGAAAGCTCTTCGGGCTTCTCCAACAACGCATTGACCAACGAGTTGGTGTCAGTCATCTGCGAATCATTGTAGTACGTCTTAAGTACGTTGGTCAATGCCATGATTATCTATTTTAAAAGTTATGATGCTTAAAAAAGCGCGTTTATGTCCAGTTGATCCGGATCAAATTTTTGTTGTCTACGCTGAGCCTTACGGGCACTCTTGACTCTGTCTTCGTTGGAACGAATCCTATCTCTGAGATTCTCCACACTCTTAGTGCGAGCTTTTGTCTCAATGATGTCAGCCAGATCAAATCCGCTGTACATCAGATAGTCGATAGCCAGCTTGATCTCCATAGGAGCTTCAGCGTAGTCTAAGTCTCTCTGGGTGTTTCCGTGTTCATCCACACCACTTGATATGTAGTCGAAGAAGTCTTGCTTGTCTGCGTCCGCTATACGGATGCCCCCAAACTCATTTCCGTCTTCGATAATTTCTGCGACACCGTCCCAGAACTCTTCTTGTTCTGCTTCTTGTTCTGCTGCAGCATTCATTTGCTCTTGGTACACCCGCTCACGCTCTTCTTGTTGTGCATGTGCGAGATGCCTTTGTGCAAGTTCTGCTTTGTCGAACAGCTTACCAGACTTCTCGTAATCATCGAGCATGTCCATGATGAATTCGTTGTCGTGTCCTTTGTGCTGCATGTATTCACCAAGCATAGCACGTTGGAGTGTGACATCTCCTTCTGACATCTGGATGTTGTTGTAGTCTGCGCCGGGGTTGAATGTTCTCATGTATTCATCAGAACTACCACCTGCTAACAAATAATCTAGGTGTTGTTGTACTTCTGGGAACTCCTCGAACAATCCCTGCAGCTTGTCTTCCGCCACGTCCTCTGACATATCTCTGACAAAGTTCGTGATGCCTTCTACGGTATCGTCGTATTCGTATTCTAAATCAAAGCCGAGTGTACGTGATATCTGATCTGCTACGGACAATCCTTCGATGTCGACTTCGTCTTCATCTTCGTCTTCTTCGTAATCATCTTCGACTGCGTACTCTTCGTCTTCTACGACTTCTTCGTCTACGTAGTCCTCGTGATCTTCATCTCCGTACTCTCTAGGGTCCTCATCAATAACTGGGTCATTGATCTCCTCAACGTCTTGAGGCGCCTCGACTGTTTCCAGTCCTTGTGCACCATCACCAACGACATCGTCAAAGGATATGGCGCTAAAATCTAATTTGTTGTTTGGGTCTGACATTGTGCAAAAATATTAATGGTTTGGTATGCTTTTCTGTAAAATTATTTTTTACAGTCTCTATTACTATATATCACTTACGTTTTTTCCAAGACCCTTTAGCAAATCTCTCTGCTCTTCTTGGGTTCTTAAACTCGTAGACTTCTCCAGCTGCTAAAGCTTCATCAAAGTTTTGTTCTTTGTAGCCATCTTTGTTTGTAGTGATGGTTGGGGCTACGTAATACTTTCCGTCCCCCTCATATGTGGCCATTAAGTGTGTAGACTTTGACCCTTTAGGTTGTCCCTCTACGTGGTGAGCGTACTGTCGTGAATCTCTAGCATGTTTCTTTCTACCTCGCTTGACTGTCCCACCATTCTGTAGGAACCCACCATCTCTGTAGCCCTCAGCTGGGGTCTCTATCACGTCACCTCTGTGTGGTCCTGTAGGTATATCACTTATGCCGGGGGGAATGCTCTTGTGCGATTCTACGAGATGTCCCTGCTCGTCGTACTTTTCTATGTTTATCGGACGGCTCATGCCGTGCGTATTGAATGGGGTATGAGGAGGCACGTCCTTGAAAACCGCAGAGCGATTCATATCCCCGGCCGCGTGATAGGGCCGTAGCCCTTGCTGTTGTTCTTGTGGTGTGGTGAGTACTACAGGCTCCTGTTGTTGCTGTTGCTCGTAGTGCTCAGCTATGAGATCACGACCTTGACCGTAGGCTTGGTATACGTCAAGTATAGAGCCCTCCATACCGGAGGCCCTAAACCTGTCTAGTAACTGTCTACGTTCTCTGTTCGTCATTCTCCATCAGGTCTTAGATCACCCTCTTTGTCTAGCGCTTGCTGCTTAAGATCAAGCTCTCGTTCTTTGAGCTCGAAGTTCTTCTGCATCTTGGCCATCTCTATATCCAGTCTATCGTTACTATCAGAGGCCTCTGCCTTGATGAGTGCGAGCTCAATCTGCAACTGTCTATCCTTTTCTTTGTCGATGGCGTTCTGCTGAACCTGCATCTGCTGAGTCTTAGACTGTTCAACCTGCGCTTGCTGTTGAGCCATCTGTTGTTGTTGTTCCAACTCTTTCTGAGCTTTCTCTGCCTTGGCAATCTTGTCTTTGATGCCTGCATAGTTCTCTGTATCGAACAGATCCAGCACAGCAGAGGCGGGGACTCCGTTCTGTATCATTGACTGAGAGAGTGCCTTTGCCTGTTCAAGCTTATCCTGATCTCTACCAGAGTCGGATATGAACACGCCGTACTCGCTCTCCATGTGCTGGAATGCGTCTATCTCTAAGAACTGTGAACTCATGTCGGGCATGACGTACATCGCTTTCTTCCCACTAATCCATGCCTCTTTAGAATAATCCAATAGGCCTTGGAGTTCTCTCTGCTCAAATCGTGAGAATTTGCGGAAAAGATCTTCTGTAATGTGCGATGACTGAACAATTGCTTGTTGGGACGTGGCTTTTCCTTCATAGGTTCCAATGCTTCCTTGACGCTGCCTGTTCACACCGGATATCTTCTCCCACTCTTGCATGATAGATTCCAACAGTCCCAGGTACTGGTCAATTGTTTTGATTGACATGTCCAATACGGACTGATGCTGCGGGGATAGCTGTATCCCTTCCTTGTTGTAGTCTACCCAAGCTATGCCTGTACCTTCTACGAAGTACATGAACTTGTCCATGTCCCACTTCTTGGGGATCATGTTGATGTCAAACTGAGCTACAATGTCCTTGCTTCGCGCGATGGCTAGTTCCATGCGGTACTTGAAGATGTTGTAGTTCAGCTGATAAGGTATCCCCAAGCTAACCAACGAAACGTT